ACGCTATGTTGCATCTAAACCTTGGGTTGCCACCAACTATCTTCGTGACCCATCACGTAAACCAGAGTGGGTATGAAACACGTACTATTTGATTTGAAAGAATGTCTATTCACTAGTCTATTGAATGATGAAAAGTACATCAAGGAAACTCTAGTAGAAGCAGCAAAGATTGGTAACTTAGAGGTGTTGAAAATTGACACTCATAAGTTTGAACCACAAGGTGTGACTGCGTATGCATTACTTGCAGAAAGTCACATCAGTGTACATACGTGGCCAGAGGATAACGTCGCTAGATGTGATTTATTTTCATGTAATGTAGACACGAACTACAAAAAAGTGTTAGAATATATGAAAGAGAGATTCCACTCTTGTGAAGTCAAGAAGTGGACATGTGACAGATCTGATTGGATTTAATTATGAGCAAAGAATTTTTGTGGGTGGAGAAATACCGTCCCAATGCTGTGAAAGATTGCATTCTCCCTGCAAGCACCAAAGATGTGTTTCAGGGTTTTGTTGATCAGGGAGAACTCCCTAACCTGCTCCTAACAGGAACTGCAGGTGTTGGCAAGACTACTATTGCCAAAGCTATGTGTGAGGAGATTGGTGCTTCTTACATTGTTATTAACGGATCTGATGAAGGACGATTCCTTGATACCGTACGTAATCGCGTACGTCAATTTGCTACCACTGTCTCTCTGACCTCTGGTGCTGCTCACAAGGTCGTCATTATTGATGAGGCAGACAACACCACCAACGACGTGCAACTGTCCTTGAGGACTGCTGTAGAGGAGTTTCATGGCAACTGTCGTTTTATCTTCACCTGCAACTTCATTAACAAGATTATTGAACCACTGCATTCACGTTGTACTGTTGTTGATTTTAGAATCAAACCAGAACAAGCAGTCAAATTGCAAGGTGAATTTTTCACACGTCTTAAAACTATCCTGACTAATGAGAAAGTTCAATTTGAAGATAAGGTTCTCGCGAAACTGGTTAAACGTTATTATCCTGACTGGCGTCGCCTTATTAACGAGTGTCAGCGTTACGCTGCCTCAGGTTCTATTGATTCCGCTATTCTCGTTGATGTTGCTGATATCAATCTCAACGATCTTATGGGGAGTCTCAAGCGAAAAGAATTTACCACGGTAAAGAACTGGGTTGTTCAACACATGGACAATGATCCTAGCATGGTAATGCGTAAGATCTATGACAGTCTGTATGGTATGTTGAAACCTGCATCTATTCCAGAAGCAGTTCTTATCATTGCAAAATACATGCGTGATATTACCGTTGTTCCAGATCAAGAAATTAATCTGTTGGCATGTCTAACAGAAATTATGATGAGTTGTGATTTTAAATGATGATTCCACATTATAATTTTAATCCAGACATTACCTTTCCGATTTCTATTGCAGTTATCGTTGTAATGTTTATGTTTTACGGTATTTACCGAGGGTTCTTTGCAAACGAAGGACTTGAAGATCCATTTGATGACCACGATGACTAAAAAAAGAACACAAAACAAAGAGAATTATTACTATCTTTTTTGGGTAGTAGCTATGGTTGCATTCATAGTGCCACAGGTATTTACTGCATATGGTATAATCAGAATTACTGACTTCTTAGACAGTAAGGTAGATAAAGTTATTCTTATTGAAAAATGAGTTTACTTAAATTTGTAGAAGAGGATGCAAAGACAAAATCACTTAGACAATTACTTCAACGGTTGGAAGATGAACCCGCTAGACAATGGGAATACTTCTATAAAAACAACCCCAGAAAACGTAAAGGAAGCACATGAAGCATTATTTCATGCTACTATGAACTTACCTAATGCTGCAGCACATTGTGGCATGACAATCAAACAACTAAAATTAACTTTTAGGGAATACCTTAAATACCATGCCCCAGACAATGAAATCGTATAAGACACCACTCAGATATCCTGGCGGTAAGTCTCGTGCTTTGAGTAAATTGTTTCAGTTTATTCCTGATCTATCAACTTACACTGAGTATCGTGAACCATTTCTAGGTGGCGGTAGTGTAGCCCTTGAAGTTAGTAAAAGATATCCTCGTCTAAAGATCTGGGTAAATGATCTTTACGAACCACTTTATAATTTTTGGAGAGAACTACAGGACAACGGCAATGAAGTTAAGAACATCCTCCTCCAACTTAAACAAAGGCACCCTGACCCTAGTTCAGCAAAACAACTTTTTCTGGATGCTAAAGCGTATCTGGAGAAGGATACCACTGAGACTGAAGCAATTCATCGTGCTGTTTCATTCTATGTTGTTAATAAGTGTAGTTTCTCAGGTCTCACAGAATCTAGTTCCTTCTCAAAACAAGCAAGTGAATCCAACTTCTCATTCAATGGGATCGAGAAGTTAACTGGTTATCAAGAATTGATTGCAAACTGGAAGTTTACTAACGAATCATACGAACAACTTCTTAGTGACGACAGAAGTGTTTTCATTTATCTTGATCCTCCATATGAAATTAAATCAAATCTGTATGGTAAAAAAGGAAACATGCATAAAGGATTTGATCACGATGAGTTTGCTATCCAGTGTGATAGATATGCTAGTCGCCAGTTGATTTCTTATAACTCAGATCAAATTATCAAAGATCGTTTTGATGGGTGGACAGCTGCAGAATTTGCACACACTTACACCATGCGGTCTGTAGGGAGTTATAATATAGATCAGGCATCTAGAAAAGAGCTTGTCCTTTACAACTATTAACTATGAAATGCGAAGTTAAATTATTCAAAGCAGGAACTGTCTTCACAGAAGAAGTGATTGCTAAAGACTATCAAGATGCACGTCAAGTTGCACTTGCTAGAAATCCAAATGCTACAGTGGTAAGTGTCAATGCCTCTTTTAAATAAGATGTTGACAATCTGGAAGTATGCACTCGGATCATTCTCAGACGACAGAACAAAAGAATATGACAATTACGTACTTGTGGTACGCACTGTTATATTCTTCAGCTATCTTGTCACTAATTGCTTTATTATTAGCGGAGTAATCCGCCACTGGAACAATGTACCAACTGAAAGACTATCTATACAGCATCAATCAATCCAAGAAAAACATATTGGATGATGATTTTGATGCACAGAAAAAATATCCTTCCTATATCATTAATAGATGTCTGAGTTCCTTTACTGACACTATTTTGTTTGCGAATGAAATGAACAAGAATTCACACATTCCAAACAAGATGCAATATGATTTTTTCATAAATAGTGTGAAACCAAGGAAGCGTTTCTCTCCTTGGGCACGAAAAGATTCTATTGATTATCTTGATGTAGTAAAAGAGTATTATGGTTATAATGACGATAAAGCTCTACAAGCACTCAGGATTCTCACCAAGGATCAACTAGATAGTATCAAAAAATCATTGAGCAAAGGTGGTAAAAATGGGTGAGACAGAAGTCCAGTGGAGACAATCTGATATGGTAGAAGTTGTTCTGGGAGAACCAGACGACTTTTTAAAAGTGAGAGAAACACTAACAAGAATTGGTGTAGCATCACGTAAAGAAAGAAAGATCTACCAATCTTGTCACATCTTGCATAAGCAAGGAAAGTATTATATCGTACACTTCAAAGAATTGTTTGCACTTGACGGAAAGAAAACAAACATCTCTTTGAATGATGTACAACGTCGCAACCGTATTGTACAACTACTGGTTGACTGGGGACTCGTCAGTATTTCTACAGAGAGTCAGGAAAAAATTGCAGACCTAGCACCTTTGAATCAAATCAAAGTGTTAAGTTTTAAAGAAAAAGGTGAATGGACGCTTGAGAGCAAGTATAATATTGGTAGAAAAAAACAAGAAGTAGAATGAACTGGAAGTCTGATGCTAATGGGTTGTGGTCTTGGAATAGACACCCTGATGGATTGAAGTGCTTTACAGAGAATCCTCCTACTTCAGTTGATGAAGCTATCAATCGTAAAACTAATATGTACGTAAGAAAAGATGGTACTGTTAGAACACTGAGAGCTAAATCAAGAGCTAAACCTTACAGAGGTTTAAAGTTTGAAGATGAAAATTATGAAAATAGAAAATCTAATAGAGGTAATCCCTGTAAAAGATGTGACAACGAAAAACTAGTAACTCCTGATAAAACAATTAGGAATGCAGCATATCGTAAGATGGCAAGGATTGCTGCCATAGGTAAAGTAGCACACCATGGACTACCTGTTAGTTACCTTGCTAATGCTGAACGTGAAAAACCTGGCACAATAAAAGCATACGAACTTGTATATGGTGAAGGTAAAGTAGGTCACACACCTGATGCTTTAATTGAGATGACACATGAAGATCATAATTTTTTACATAACGTTTTAGAACCAACTTACGAACGTTCTATTAAAAATGCTGGTAAAGATAGCGATGCAGTTTTTAAATATTTGGTATAAACCGTAATGATACTGAGGGTTTAACACACCTCCACCTATTATCTTATACTGTTAAATATTACTGTGATGCCTCACGGGTCACACGTACACGTCGCTTAACAGGACAATGGTAACATTTAAGAAAACATTCGATTGGGAAACATATACTCCATTCACATTAGGGTTCGATGAAACATTCAACAGACTTGAATCTCTTGCGGGAACAAGAGACAACTATCCTCCTTACAATGTCGTTAATGGATCTAATGGTCGAACCATACTGGAACTCGCTCTTGCAGGATTTTCAAGAGGAGATATTCAAGTGGAGACAGAACGGAATGTTCTAACAGTCTCTGCTAATAAAGCACCAGCAGATAAAGAAAGAGATTATTCTCACAAAGGAATTTCATATAGAACATTCTCTCGCAACTGGCAGATGTCAGATGATGTAGAGGTTGAGACAGTAACATTTGAAGATGGTTTACTGTCCATTACATTGAAAAAAGAACTACCAGATAAACAGAAACGAAAGAAACATTTTTAAACCAAGACGGGCACTTGACGGTGCCCTTTTTTGATGTTAAACTAATAACTGATTCAGAAAAATTATGGCGGTATCAATTATAACCTTAAAAACAGGTGATCGCATTATCACTGAGTTGAAAGAAGTCTTTGATGGAGAAGGTGAAGACAAGAGAGGTGTTTGCCTTATCATGGAAGATCCATATATCTTAAACTTGGATGGTGCAACACCACAATATCTTACTGAACAAAATGGTATGGAATATCAGGTAAGGTTCAGTAAATGGAATCCATATTCTATTGACAATATGTTCAAGATTCCATATGATAGTGTTATGACTATTAGTAACCCAGAACCAGGTCTGGAAAATGCTTGGAAACAAAAACTTACACAAAA